TGCACGACCTCCGACGCCCCATCGAAGCTGGCACCGCCCTCGACGTTAGACGATACGCCCAGCAGGCGGATACCTTCCGCTTCCCGCTCGTACCAGTCCAGCCGCGATTGCTCGTCCCAGTCGAACCGCTCGATTACCTTGGCGGCTATAGCGTCCAGTTCGTTTTCCTCGATAGCATCAGCTAAATTGCCGTCAAAGACCACCGTGGGATCGGGCGGCAGCAACTCGCCCATCCGCTGCGATTCCTCTTCGGTCAACAGGTCAACGCCATCGCTCGCTTCCATCAACGCGAACAGTTCGGCGAGTTCGGGATCGTCTGGAGCGGGAACGCCTACCGCCACCATCGCGCCTTCATCAACAGGCTCGGCTTGAGGTAGTTCGGGTTCGAGAAGGCTGTCGTCCGGCTCGGGCATAGGATCAAACGGGTAAATCGGCATGGCAATCCATCCTGTCCGCCCTCACGGCGGTCTATTGAGATAAAAAGTTAAAGGTGGCGAATTCGAGACCTTTGCATGAAATGATATTAAATATCTCCAACCTATCAAGGCAGCATATCAAACACTAGAATGAGCGGCACACAACGCATTCCATCTCGCCGCCAACCGCCCGCATAGTTCTTCTTTTATGTATTGCTTCGACTTAAAAACTTTTACGGTCAAGTCAGTCCAATCTGGAGATTTTTCACAACAATGCAGGATGCGTAGCGTGCAGAAAGCGACTTTTTTGTTTTCTTCGTAAAACCCACTAATATGCGGCGTCTGACCGCAAGACTGGCAAGGGAGTAATTCAGGATCGATCATGCAGGTATCCTCCTATTCATCAACAACCTTCCACAATTCTGGCACCTTTTCCGCTGTGATCTTCATGTCCAATTCTGTCGGATAATGGCGCAATCTAGCGTGTAAATCGCGCAGCAGTTGTCTGGGAACTCTAACCGTCTCACTTTTGCCATGCAGGAACGGCGACAACTTCACTATTTCGCGAGCCATGTCGTTCACGGCTCGGGTGCGTTCGACGGGCAATGTCATTTTCGACTCTCCAACAAGGCGCGATGCTTGACGATAGTTTCAAGCCGACTTTGCGCTTCGGCGCGGTTGCGATGCTCCTGCGTATAGTTCAAGCAAATCACCGTCAACCCGCTCGGGACATGCTTGGCGCGAACGCCGACAGCGTTAGGCACGTTAGGCGGGTAGGGAGCGGTGATAATGTCAGCCATACGCCGCCTTGCGCCGCTCTTTCGGTTTGAAGCGGGTCACGTTATCCGGCAAATCTTCCTCGTCCCGCTCGTCTTCCTCACGGCGACGCTTGGCATCATCGGCGTGCGTCACCAGGAAGGAACTTTGCAACCAGATTATCGCTTGCGAGAACGCATCCGCCCAGTCGTCGTCGTTACCTTGCGGGAACGCCGCCAGATTGCCGATAAAGTCTTCCGCCCATTGTCGGGATGGATAGTAAATCCGCCCGTTCTCCAACAGGGATTGCGCCATATACGCTCTAGTTATTTTATCTTTTGTTGGAGCATATGTACTAACAGGCAAGCCAGCCCTCCTTAAATCCTGAACTAATGAATTTCCGCACCAGCAAGGCATACCATTGCGACGCACATAAACAATTCCATTAGGAACTTGAACGCAATGAACAATACCTTTATAATGTATTTTATATGGTATAAGCTTTTGTGTTTTGCTGATTCTTAGTCTTATTACGTATTTATCTCTTAAATTTTCTAACGGAGTTTCTTTTTTACCACACCCAATAATTATTGGCTTTTTTGGTTTCGTAGCAAGGCAAACACTCGCAGATAATCCAATTTTTTGGGCAATCTCTTGTAGTTGCCCGGCAAGCTTTGAGCTGGTTGTGGCTATTGATTGCGCTCCTTTTTTTGTAATAGTCCCATCTCCCATTAAATAATAATCCCAAAATATTTTTAGTTGTCTAGGCGTAGCTTCCATTATATCTTGTGGAATAAACTTTTCATAACACCTTAATCCGAACTGTCTAACAAAACAGTATAATTTCCTATTTGCTAAGTATATTTCTTTATTTCTTTTTTTATGGACATTACCCATCTTTGATAGCACTTCAAAAAAGTCATTATAATATTTTCCAGTATCGTTCTGTCCTATATGGACAGTAAATCCCCTGGAATTACTTTTTTGTGTCCATCCTTCAGATAAATACATTGCCATAAATCTTATATAATCATCTCCGTCTAGCGTAATAGTTCTACATTCGTATCCAGCCTTGCCTTTTTCAAAATCATTGGTTAGTAGTTCTTTTTTAATTATTTCCTTACCCTCCCATATAGAAGTTAATGGAGTTTTTGTTTTTTCTAGTCCATATAAGGCAAGTTCTTCTGCTGTTATTATTGTTTCAATTCCTTTTATCCTGTAGGCAGCGCATCCTCCCATAGATAAAGGTAACGTAGTAACTAGCATTCTATGATTCGGTGTTACCATTACATTATGCGATCTTCCGTAGAAATGGTACATATCTCCATCGTATTCGCTATGATACTCACCAATGGCTTTTTGCCATTGAAATTCATGTGTATCCATGTTTCTGGTTGCAAATTCATCATTATTTATATCAATTTCTGAAAAATGTTTCCAACCAGCCCTAGTTAAAATTTCTGTTTTATCGTCATAACATTGCCCACTTGCTTTCTTCTCGATAATCACCTTGTCCGGTGTATAATCTAAGTACGCTTGAACCGCCGCCTTACGCAATTCAGGATATTCGACCCGCCCTTTCCAAGCTTCGAGCAGAAAGACGTTATGACAGTCATCGTCCGGGCGCTTGAACACGCCCAGCGTCACCCGCGCGCTAAAGGAATTGCTCTTTAGATCGCGGTCGGTGAAAGCGGTATCCCAGGATTGAATGATAAACTCGCAGTCTGGAAGCGGCTTGTTATCCGCCCACAGCCGCCACCACATCCGCTTGAAGATGCCGCCCTCTTCGACGAACGGCTGTTGCTGATACAGGGCTTGCCAATCCCGCGCCGGCAGGGTCTTGCGGATGTTCTCCAGTACGGGTAACGGGAAACGCTCGGGCCACAACGGTTCGCCCGCTTCATTAATAGCCGGCAGGTTGAGCACGGTCCACTTTTCGTGCTTGTGCTCCTTGAGCAACCAGCCAGAAAGGTCTCCAACATTCCAACGGGTTTGACAGATGACGATAGCGCCGTCATCCATCAAGCGGGTATAGGCAACTGCCGTGTACCAGTCCCTCAGTTTGCGCTGGCTTGATTCAGAGTCGGCATCTTCTCGTGCTTTTTGCGGGTCGTCGATAATTAAACAGTGTGCACCGCGCCCCGTGAGCGCCCCTCCAACACCGACCGCCACATATCCGCCCTGATAGGGAGGCGCCATATTGAACTTGTCGGCGGCGGCGGAATCAGCAGCCAGCCCTACGTTAGGGAAAATCTCGGAATACACCGGGTCCGCCATTTGATTGCGGACCTTTCTCCCAAAGTCAGAAGCGAGTTCCTGTCCGTAGGACGCACACACTACCCGCTTGTCGGGATTGCGTCCTAAGTACCACGCCGGGAAATACTCGCTGACGATCATGGAATTGTGGGTAGGGATTAACGATTTCCCTACCAAGTACAATCCGTCCGGGCTATCTACCTGAATGCATTGTCCTGTTTCAGGCTCGCATTCTTTAATTGAAACAATTTCAAATCCTGAATCTTTATGTTTCTTGTGGTTAAAAGGAATAGAATATTTTATTCCAAAAGATAATCCATATTTAATTGCTAAAGTTTCTACATTATCAATAAATGATTCATCTTCTTTATTATTAAACTTTACGTGCCATTCATGCTCTTTGTGGCATTTAATAATGTCTCCATTTGAAAACTCAACAGCCAATGTCGCATAGTCCTTTGGAGATACAGCAACTACTTTGACAGGATTTACTCTCCATCCATAAACATAATCACCGACTTTCAATTCTCCGTGTGTTTTCCACCCGTCAGGTGTCAAAATAGGTGTATCATCAGCGACTAGCTTGCCACTCCGAGGTGGCATGAAAATCATCAACCGCTTGATCTTGCCCTTCTCGACTTTCTCCAAATACTTCGCGATCAAGTGATGGTGCGCCGCCGGGACATATCCAGCCCAGCGAAAGCAGGCATACGCCATCAGGCTGTCGTAGGCGAACACGCACACCGGGTCTCCGATGACATGTATAGGTGCTACGGGAGATAGCCCGGCGCGGATGCGCTTGATCATGTGGCTGCGCTTCTCAAACGTCTTGCGCGACGCCAGCACGCCCTTGTGCCCGACCGGACTCAGACACCCGCAGCTTTTCGTCAGCCCTCTAGTCAAGCGCTCGCGGGATACCGCATGATCGGTTCCGCAATCGCACTGACACAGCCAGTAAACCATGGGAATCCCATCGGCTTTCTCTCGGGTGTAGGCATAGGCTTTCACCATCAGCTTGCCGAAACGCGATCCTCGTAGATCGCGGATAGCGGGATGCGGCAGCGGCGACCAGTCGATCTTGACGCCCTCCACTTCGGGTGGTTGCGTCTCGCGCATGTACTTTTCGCGAGCGCGATCTCCTACATCGGGCATGGCTGAGTTACCTTTTTACCGCGCATCAGAATAACTTTTCCTGAACTGACGGCGATTCGTGGTTAGATGAGGCGCAAGAATCCCGCTCTACGGGCTTAACAGCGTTCGGACTGACATGGCGAATGCGCGCTTCGGCGATAGGGAAGTATTCGACTTCACGTTCTATACCGATAAAACGGAATCCTTCCAACAAAGCGGCTTTTCCTGTGGAGCCGGAACCCATAAAGGGATCGAGGCAAACTCCACACTTGGGAGTGATCAGTCTGACGAGATACTGCATAAGTGCTGTTGGTTTGACGGAAGGATGATGGTTATGGGATAAATTACGCACGGCATCTGGCGTATTGCCCATATTTTGGCGAGACCACTCATCTTGTGCGTAATATCCGGCATCCCGTGGCTGGAGTTTATTACATCCCTCATTCCTATCCCTTCTACTCGCCTTAGCTTGATAAACGAGCCGCTTAAAATCAACAAAGTCGTCTTCGGTGTACTCGCAGGATTTAAAGAAACGGGCGGCTGAGCCTGAATCATCTATGCGCAGTCCTTTACTTTTTCCGTTGCTACCCCAGTGAGATACATTACGGTAAATAGGTTTTCCTCTATGACTAACTGAATTAGGAAACAACGAAACTACTTCATTGCTATTATCGTGAATGAGGTTGCTCGGCCATCTTCCCAGTATTTCTCCGTGACGCTGCTCGTTATAACTAGGCGGTCTTGCTGGGGTTTCCCAACCCGTAGCGCCTACGGATTTCCCAGGTGCCGCACAATTTCGGCGTTCGATGGATGGTGATGGTTCGCCACTCACTCGACTCTGGTCTATGTTAATCCCACCCGTCCCATGCCTAATGACATTTTCTGCAATGGTGCCAATGAGGGGCTTTCGACAGAGTATCCACGGCTCAAATGCTGGCTTCAAACTCGTGCCAAATCCAGCCCATCGTTTGGCGGCTTCGGTGGCTGGGGAAGTGATTTGCGCGGGTATTTTGTTTTTATCAGTTCCGTTAAACACTTGTTCATCTGTTCTTCCATGCCTAATAAATCCAGCAGGTTGTCGTTTGCTGATACCAACCACTTCCCGCTCGGCTTTGAATTTCTTGTCCAGCATTTTTGACACGTCGGCATTTTTTGGGAAGCCCTGACCGAACACATGCATAATAACGTCCCTTATTTCCCATCCCGCATCTTCCAAAGCGCACATTAGGCGATGATGTGTTCTAGGTGCCCCTGCCGCCAACAAATGCGCGCCCGGTTTCGCAACCCGTAACGCTTCCTTCCAAATCTCGATAGAGGGCAGTTCGCCATCCCACTGCTTACCCATGAATGAAAGCGCATACGGAGGGTCTGTTACGATAGCATCAATACTATCAGCCTCCATGCCGCGCATGACCTCAAGGCAATCTCCTAAATGCAATACCGCATCGCCGATAACAATTGGTTCAGTCATTTTCACGCATGTCGGAGAGGGTGGAGTTGAGGGCAGTCATGGGTTAGGCGGCTTTATTGTTGGTTTTGTTAAATGACATTGCCGGGTTGGGCATACCGGAGCGGCGGTTTAAAAGCAACAACATTGTGACTCAGGGATTCCCATGGCTGAACACACCGCTGCATCTCCACCTGAAATTTCGGACTCAAGTCCAATGCAAAGCAAATATCCGCGAGTGTGCGCAGGGTCATGTTGCGGGAGCCACTGAGTACCTGCGAGACATAGCCCTTGGTGGCACCCATGCGATTGGCCAGATCGGTTTTGTTGATGCCGGCTTCCTCCATAACCTTCCAAATGGTTTCGGTCACTTCGGTAATTAACCGCTCTTGAGCAACGAGTTTCTCGTTCGCTTCACTCTGGTTAGCCCAATGCTCCAGGAAGTCTGTCATGGTCTACCCCTCCTCGATCAATCGCCAGTTCTTGATCACTTGGCTGGTATCTTCTTGGGCGAGTTTCTGCCCTTTTTTGCAAGCAAAGTGGCTGATGTAAAACACCCTTATTGAAACCCAGAATCTATTATCTTTTCTAACAAAAATTGATTTAACGCTCAAACCTGTTCCCCCACTTTCGGCACCACAGTCCCATCTTTCTCACAGACATAGGAGAACGATCTGTCGTACTTCTCGGTTCGCAACAGCATCCTCGTCACCGAACCTCCGCACGCGGGGCACGACAACCAGTTTCCAGTAGGGTATCTATCGGGAAGTTTCGCAGCCGCATCGTTCATCACCAGCGATCTCCTGCAAGGTCGATCAAGGAAAACCCCTCATCGGCCGCCAAGCCGAAGAGGGGGAGGTACCCTGGCGCCGTCTCGTAGCGCCACCCCGGCGCGGTCGCGGAAGATAAGGATGTTCTCCCGCCCTGCTGCCGGCTGTTTTACAAGTCCGAGATTTGAAACCATCAAAGCATCCCGAACACGACACCTGCCGGCTGGTCGCCTGACTACACTTGCTTGCGCCTAACTTATAACTAACCCTATCCCACGATCCCTAAATCGTGATACGAGGTAAGCCAACTCGCGCAAACTACCGCGAAGTATCCTATTCGCCGTCAGATAAGTCAACCTGAATATCACCGCGCAACGCCCGATATTCCGCCAATCCATCCTCAAGACTCGCATACCGCCACTTCCACGCCAGTTCCGGGTTCACCATCCACGCGAACTTCCCGCCGCGCTTGCTCTCCCTAACGATCACATCCTCCTTCACGAAGAACGCCAATGCCGAGTGCGCCGTACTTCTCGACACATCCGCCAAATAAGCAATCCGTCGCTCCGACGCTTTAACCCGATTGTCCCGCTCTCCTACTTCATCCAGAAGCACCCACAACACCCGCCATTTAGCCGCCGTCATGCCCTTGTTAAAGCCCAGCTTCAACAACCCAAACCGCGCGTTAACCGTTAAGGTCTTGTTCTTACCTTCCTCAGACTTATAAGGCGGAACCTTGCGATTCTCCCCATTTACTACCGACTTAGCTTGTCTGAAATCCCGATAATTTATGGAATTGCAACGAACGCCCTTCTTAACTAACTTATCTCGTTTATGATACGGTTTAATGTTCTCCATGTTAATGATTATTATAATAAAATCAGAATTGGCGTAAAGTATGCTTAAAAAAATCAGTTTTTTGAGTTTGCTCGCTCCAGGACCGAGCAACATTGCTCGCTCTAAGACCGAGCAAGATTTTTTTTAATCCGCTGATAAATAACACCTTTTTTGAATTGTATATGATATCATGTCTTTTATAGTACAACTCCAAACTTTTAAATACCCGCCATACTCCCAAGAAACCGAACGTAACCCACATTTTATTTGTCTCGCCTCGCCCGTCACCGCACTCCCTCACCTCGTTCCCTCCGCCAGCGACTCATCCCCCGAACGGGGTGAGGCGCGGGCGAGGGTCACGCCGAGTCCCATCGCCGCCGCCTTGCCTCACCCTTCGGAAACACGCCCACATTCCCAGGCTCCCAATACCCGCTCCTATCCAACAGCCCCAGCTCGCCGTCGCCGAGGACCAGCCCTTCCAAGTCGTTGCGAAACGCCAGGTAGTCGAACAACCACCGCCGGCATACCCGCTCGTAATCCACGGAGTTAATCGTGCTCGCCCGCCGCACCAGATTCACCCACGCCTGATACAACGGATGCCGGCACCCGCCACCATACCGCCGCCGCGCCAAACCCGTCCGACTCATCGCCTCCCGCCGCAAACACCCACAGGACTTGCTTTTGCCCTGCATAACGGAATAGCGTGACAGGATAACCTCGTTCCCGCAGTCGCAGCGAAACCGATCCCGATACCTGCCCTTATCCCAACCCAGCACCTCCACCACCACCAACCGCCCGAACCGATCACCGACCGCAATCCGCCTGTTCGTACCGCCTTTCATGACACCCTCGCTTAGAGCCACATCATACCGCATTATAAGATAGAAAAGCCGCTAGCGGGAAAATTTTCCGGGAATTTTTTCAGGGCGACTCAAAAACGAAAGGAAGGGAAGGAAGGGAGAAAGGTCGCGGGTGAGGCGATACTGAAAACCGCCAGGAAAATTTGAGGGGCGGCAATGCTAGAAACTGCTCGGAAAATTTGAGTGGGCATAAGTAGATAGTGGTTCCGAGCGTCCGCCTGGCCGGGGGGGTCGCCGTCGCCGGGTCGGACCTCCGCGCCGCCAGAAATAATCCGCGCCCGGCTGGGACCGCCTGGAGGGAGGCGCCACCGGGCTGGCGAGAGATGAACGGGTCGGGTCCGCCAGTGCCGGCTATCCACTAGCCAAACTATATTAGAGAATTCTAATATATAACCGGCTGGCCCTGGACGAGCAGACCTTATCCGAACGCAACACAAGATTGATTATGTTGCATTCAGTCATTCGCCCAGTGCGTTCCTCGCCTTGCCCTTCGGTCGCCCAGGCTTGCGACGAGCGCCGATGTCTGGGTCCACGCGCCCAGGGATCAGGCGTTCTTCCACGGGCTGGATCGTCGTAACGCCCTTTTCCTGCTTCGGTACTCCGACCGTCAGTAGAGAGGAAACGCCGGTCTGGTCCGGGATCACTACGGTTTCTTCCTGCCCGGAGGACAGAATCCACGCCTCGGCAATCCGCCGTTTTTGTTCCGCCTGGAGTTCGTGAGTGTGCTTGTGAGATACCTCGCCTCTTATCTCCACCCGGCGATTATCTGAAAATATAGACGGGGCATATTTTGCCGCTGTCCATTGATAAATTTGCGCTTTTACCTTAGTAACCAGCGCTCTATCTGGTTCTAATACTTTCGCTTCATCCACCATTTCATCTACCAGACTTTGCGCCATTTCAGCACGAGCAAGTTGATAGCTTTCGGCAAACGAAGTATTTACCCTGATCCAATCATATACAGAAGTTATACAAATCCCTAAGCTCTTGCACACGACTTGTAGAGTTTTTCCTTTTGATATTTCCTCCAGCAGCGCCTTTGCCAGCTTTTCATTATATTTTGACGGTCTGCCTATGCCTGTTCTTTTCGTGGTCGGCACGGCATTCTTTCTTTTTACTTTAACTATAGAACCCATACCAGTCATAGTCCCCGTCTAAGTTTCCCTGAATATTAGCGTTCTCTAATATACCGTTGCAACTTTTTTTTCATACCCTGGTATGAAGTTGTTGACACGGCTACGAAAATAGTCTATATAGACAGTAACGAATCTACGTTTTTTAACCCAGGAGAGGAAACAGTCATATGAAAAACACAAGAAAGATTTACTCTAGTCTTAGCGTAGACGAGTCCGGGTTATCCCGGATAGAAAGGATTGCCGACGAAATTTATCGGCTTCAAACCGCTCTCCGTGAGGCCCTGCTCGATGAGATTGAGCAGGTCGAGCAAGAGGGTCCTTTCAGAAAGGATGAACGAAGAAAAATTCAAACCGCTCTCCGCGACGACCTCGCCTTAACCGGCGCGGATTTGACGGTATGGTAACCAAGCGGCGAGTTTCCCTAAGTCAGTTAGGAGGGTAGAAAAATGAATAAGATTTGGGAAATCATTCCCTGGTCCGACGCCGCTATCGGAGCCGGCTTCGAGTTGTATTGGCGAGGTGAATACCTCGGCACCTCCGGGCGCATTTCAGTCCTGCGGGTGTGGGCGCGGAACTTTTGGCAACAAGAGCTTAAGCGCCGGGATTGAAACCCAGGCACTCCTTGCCGCGCCGGGATTGCTGGCGCGCGCCGAAGATCGCCTCGCCCAGATCGTAGCTGATTTGGGTATGCACTCCCGTTGTTACGACTTTTGGGAATCCTATTTTCCAGAAATCCGCCGGGTAGAATTCGCCATGGATTGGTCAGACCCGGCCAAAGAACTGCGCGCCCTGTTTGCGCGCTTTTACAACGTGCCCGTCCTGATTGGGAAGGATAAGACGATGAACGCGAAAGAGATCGAATCCGGGACTGGCGACGGGTTCCCGATCCGCACGGATAACGTCTGGAAAAAGCCAGCCGGCGGGAAATGGCGGGCGCTGCCATGAATAGCAATCTTTGGAAAGTAATCGGGAGAGGTTTTGCGGGTTGGCACGCCAGTGATGGAACGGGTCGCTCTTCATCCGGCGGGCGACTAATGCCCTATGTTTACCGCCATGGCGTTCAGAGCAGGGGATACCTTGAGGAGGCGGAAGAGGGCTGCTTTGTGTATGACGCTCAGCACCTCGAAAGCGACAATGACGCGGCTGTTAAATTTGTTAGGTGGGTTTATCAGTCTCCCATGGTAAGCGCTAAGTTAGCGCCGGGCGAGATTGAAAGCGCTGGTCCGCTTGGTTTCATTGCGCCGGATGTCTGGATTAAGAACTTGCTGGATTCTGTTCCTGGTGTGCGGTATGGCTACGTCAAGAACGGGCGGATTGACTGGATTGTGGGGGGCGGCGATGAATAACCCAGCCGCCGAACTCCGGGCCATGCGCCCGGTTGCTCAATACCGCTGTTGCGTCTGCGGCGCCACGTTCTCAGCAAGCGACGAGCGGGCGCGGTATTGTTCAAACAAATGTAAACAGCGCGCGAAAAATGCGCGCAAAAAGGCTTTAAAATAGTGCTCTCAATTACGTTGTAGTAATTGAGAACAAAGGAAACCATGACCATGACCATGAGACTACTCGACATCGGCGCTTTATCTTTCCGCATCGCCCTTGACGATCATGAAAAATTGATCGTTGCGCTTGGTAGGATGTCGGAGGATAGCCCGGAAAGCGACGGTGGCGCCTGGGCTGAAATTGCCGCCGACTTGTTGGCTGATGGCTGTTCGGTCGCTGAGACTGATAAAGCCTTGGCGGCGGCGGGTTGCGAAAATCCCGCGTTTGTAGCGGGAATTGAATCTTGTTTAAACACCATTTGGAGGGCTTTAAGATGAACGTTGATCATATCATTGAGCGGTATGCGGGTTGCGGTAAATACCGCGTTTGGAGTGAAGTAATCAAAGCCCTGCAGGCAGCTAACGTGCAGCCGGTCGCGCCAACCGCCGACGAGGAAGTTTACGGCATGAGTGAGCCGTTGCCCTGTGAATCTACAGTATATGGTGAAGTCTGCCAGTTTGTGGTTGAAGGCGGATCGGCATTCGGTAAACCTGGGTGCGGCGCTATCGTTGCGTATAATCGGACCAAAGGCTACCCGATTAAGGCGTATATTCGCTACTAACTAAACTTTAAACCCTATCCCGCTCAGGCGGGATTTTTTTTGCTCTCTTTAAAATCCCTGTTGCAATATACTCGTTATCATGATATAAATTGCTTAACTAAGGAGGTTAGGACAATGACCAAAATTAACCGATTCAGCGCCGCCCGTTCTGGCTGGCGCGCCCTGGTTTGTCCCCTAGTCTATCCAGTGCGCCGGGTTTACAGGCGCGGGCTGTTCCACGTTCGGGCTTTCATGCTGGGATTTGAACTCCGGCATAGCCTCCCGATTTTTTGCTAAACCATGAGGAAAAATCATGATAAGGCGCGGCTTTGAAAGAACAGGCATTCTCTCAATTGATGGAACGCGCCGCGCGATAACCCTTTATTTCGCCCGTGCCTACGTCGCTTTGATGTAGGCACAACTTAACCGGAGGTTGTCATGAAAAACAAATTCAGTGAATTGGAGTTTAAAACTAAAGCCGCTGCAATCGCGGCTGAGCTTGGCGGGCGCATTGAGTGCTCCGACTTTGATAAAACCGCCGGCTGGATTAAAGAGGCGGCTCCCTTTGATGTCCGGGTGTCGCTTGGCTATTACGACCGGCGCTTGCATTTTTCCGCTTGTTTGTCTATGCCATTCCCGGATGGCGCATCCCGCCACGCCGGCGAATTCACGCCCTGGAATTATAACCGTCATAGTCGGGAACAGGTGCCGGATAGCTGTACGTCCGACCCC